ACGTCGGCAGGTAGTAGACAAGCAAAACCACCGCCGCGCTAGTTACATGGAGTATATGTCTGGACAGCAGGTAGAGAAGGGCTACAAGTCTGAGGTTGAGGCGATTACGTTTAAAGACAACCCAGACGCGGCACGTGGTAAAGATGCCAGCATCGTAATCTTTGAGGAGTGCGGGGCATTTGACAATCTCAAAGCATCTTACCTAGCTACTAAGCCTACTGTAGAAGATGGAGGTATTACTACGGGACAGATGATCCTGTTTGGTACTGGGGGTGACATGGCTGGAGGCACGATTGATTTTGAGTCTATGTTCTACAACCCAGAGGCCTACAATCTTCTGCCTATCTCAAACATTTGGGACGAAGGGGCAGACCATACCAACTGCGGATACTTTTTCCCTTCGTTCATTAACAAGATTGGGCACATGGATGCTAGCGGCAATAGTGATGTTGCTGGGGCTAAGCAATCCGAAGAGGCAAAACGAGAGCAAATCAAACGCGATGCAAAGGATGCAGGCGTACTAGATAAGCATATTACTGAGTACCCGTTTACACCTAAAGAGGCTTTCTTACAGCACTCTAGCAACATCTTTCCTACAGCCAGCCTAATGGACTGGCGCAACGAGCTTATGCGCAGCGGCATGTTTAAGTCTTTGGCTGTAGCCGGACACCTGGTGCAGACTAAGGACGGCGTTAAGCTAAAACCAGATGACAGGTTACGCCCTGTACTTAAATTCCCTACACAACGCGGGGATGACACTACTGGATGCGTGGTAATGTACCAATCTCCTTATCAAGAGAATGGGGAAGTCCCACGAGATTTGTACATTATTGCTCATGACCCTTATGCGCAAGACGGCAGGGGCGAATCTTTAGGAGCAGCATATGTGCTAAAGCGTGTTAATCCCTATAGCCAGCCAGACGATATGATCGTTGCTAGTTATATAGGAAGACCAGATACGCAGGATGAGTACAACAATACCCTATTTTTGTTGTCAAAGTATTATAATGCTCGTATAGGATTCGAGAATGACCGAGGTGAAATTATTCCTTTTGCCAAACGTCATAAGTTGATGCAGCAGCTTTTACCAGAGGTAGAGATTTTTGATAAAACAGATAACGTTCGTATACGCAAACTCGGCCGTAGTTACGGTATGAGTATGGGTAGTAAAGAGCGTAAAGGGCAAGCAGAAATATACTTACGGGACTGGCTGAAAACCCCTAGAGGTCGAAGCGAGTCGGGAGAAATCAAGTTGAATCTACACCAAATATACGATATTGCGTTGATAGATGAGTTAGTAAAGTACAATCGCCGGGGCAACTTTGACCGGGTGTCAGCACTAATGGTAGGCATGTTCCACTTAAAGGACTTGCATTCTAGAGAAGTTAAGGTAGTAGAGCAAACATCTAATAACACATTCTTCGACCGAGCCTTCTTCTCATAAAATAATATCTGATGACCCAGATCCCTAAACAAAAAATTGCTAGATCACGCAAGTCTAAAGACTGGGCTAGAGAGTGCATCCGTGCTTTTATCAATCGCAGTAGCTTTAGTACGAGTACAAAGCATACTGTGCAAACGTATTACGAAGCCTATAACGGTAACTTACGTGAAGCAGACTACAACTATGTAACTAATCCTTACAACAGTGAGGCTTGGTCAAAGAAAAACTTTCCCGCACGTCTGCGTAATTACAATATTCTAAAGCCAGTCGTTGATTTGCTTTTAGGAGAGAAAGCTAAGAGACCTTTAGCTTATCAGGTTGTAGTTCGCAATGCAGATATTTCTAGCCGATACGACAAGTTTCGTAAGAAGCAGATTGAGGAATATATGCAGCAGCTAATTATCAATGAAGCCAATGCGCAAGGTATTGACACTGGAATGCCATCTGAAGAGTTGCCTGTGCCTGAAGAACACATAGAACAAGTTTTGGAGAGCTACCGTGATAGCCGTGCTATTATCGGACAGGAAGTCTTGAACTATTTGTTTGATTGGCTCACCATGGAAGATTTAATGCAAAAGCTTTTCTTTGATTGGCTTGTTGCAGGGGAGTGCTACACCTATAAGGATGTTTGCATGAATGACGTGGAGTACTCGGTTGTATCTCCTTTAGACATTGATTTTGAGAAGGGGCCAGATGTAGACTATATCGAGGATTCTGATTGGGTTGTGCGCCGTCAAATCATGAGTGTCAACCAAGTAGTAGACCGCTTTTACGATGTATTGACTCCGAAAGAGATAGATCAGTTAGAGCAACCGCATGGTAAATACCGGGGTAACGAGGGGGGCGCACGGTCTATGTTTGTCAGTAAACCGGAAGAAGACGAGTCGGATCGCATGGTTGAAGTGCTCCACGTTTGCTGGAAGTCTTTTTCTCGGGTTGGTATTATGCAGTATACCGATGAGCTAGGTCAGTCCCAAGAAATGGTAATTGACGAGTCATACAAAAAGTCTGAGGGAGACAACATTACGTACTACTGGGTAAACGAGGTTTGGGAAGGCTATCAAATCGATAAAGATATTTATGTTTCTGTACAGCCGCATGTGGTTCAGCGCAATGAAATGAATAATATTTCTGTCTGTAAAATGCCTTACAATGGGCGCATTTACAGCAATCGTCATAGCGACAACATTAGTATTATTAGTATGGGACTGCCGTACCAGGTCTTGTACAACGTTTTCCACTATCGTTTAGAATTGTCTATTGCTAAAAACAAAGACAAGATTATGCTTATGGAAATGAACACAATTCCAAAGCGGCATGGCTGGGATGAAGAGAAGTTTATGTATTACGCAGACGCAATGGGGTACGCGTTCATCGATTCTACTGCAGAAGGCAAGAACAACGAACGTGTAACTTTTAACCAGTACCAGGTACTAGATATGTCTTTGGGCCAGTATATCGCTGCTCAATTCCAGCTATTGCAGGCAATTAAGTCAGAGTGGGAGGAGATGATTGGTATTTCTCGCCAACGTAAAGGTCAGATTAAAACTTCTGACGGTGTTGGCACTACAGAACGCGCTGTATTCCAGTCTTCGGTAATTTCTGAAGAACTGTTTAGACGTTTCGAAGCTTTCATTGAGAAAGAGTACCAAGGTTTACTAGACACTTCTAAAATTGCTTGGAGAGAGGGTAAGAAAATGACGTACGTTACTAGTGACTTGCGCACAGCCATGATCAATATTGATCCTCAAGAGTTCCAAGAGGCTGAATATGGGGTGTTTGTAAAGAATACCAGCCGTGAGCAGGACAAGCTAAACCAAATGCGCAATATGGCATTGTCCTTTGCCCAAAATGGTAGCGAGCCTTCTACTATTGCTGAAATCCTTGACAGTAATAATTTCTCTAAGATTAAAGGCTACTTGCAGGAAGTAGAAGAGAAACAAAAAGCTATGCAAGAACAGCAAAACCAAATGCAACAGCAAGTTGCGCAACAACAGTCTGCTGCACAGAAAGCTTTGCAAGAGGAGAAACAGGCTTTCGAAGCTCAGCAAAATGAGTTAGATCGCACCAACAAAATGGACTTGAAAAAGCTAGAAGTTGCTTCCAAACTCACTTCAGATGCTGATGGTAATGGTCGAAGAGACGAAATAGACCGAGCAAGACTGGATGTGGAGCGGCAAAAGGTGGAAGCGCAAAGGCAAAAAGGTTGATATTAATAAAATAAACGGAAACCATACAAAATCCGTCAGATAAAACGGTATAACTTATATTTTTACAGCAATGAATAAGGATGAATCACTGGATTTAAGTCAAGTTAGCGTAGCCAACTTGCTTAACAACGATGCTCCAAGCGATATTCCGGCTCCTGAAGAACCAGTAGCAGAGGAAAGCGCAGAAGAACAAGTAGAAGAAGTAGCAGAAGAGTCAGAGGCCCCAGTAGCCGAGGCTCAAGAACCCGAAGCATCTGAAGCGCAAGTTGAAGAGCCTAGTGCAGAAGCAGCAGACGAAACGCCTGAGGCATCTGAGCCGGGAGTAATTGATACCCTACGACAAAAGTTGGGCTATGAAATCGAAGGGTCATTCGAAGATGATTACGACGGCGTAGTTAGCTTTACACAGTCTGTTGCAGGGGAGATTGCCAAAGAGCAGCTGGATACGGTTTTTAGCCAATTCCCAGATGTAGAACAATACTTACAGTTTCGCTACAACGGTGGTGATCCAAAAAAGTACTTTGCAGCAACAAGCCCGGAAGTAGACTTTAGTTCTATCGAGCTGTCCGAAGATAATATCTCAATGCAACGAATGGTTGTAGAAGAGCATATGGTAAAGCAAGGTTACACTCAAGATGAGATTGTAGAAACCGTGCAAGAGTATATTGATGCAGGCATTTTGCAGCGTCAAGCAAATAGAAGCTTAGGCAAGCTAAAAGTCTTACAAGATCAAGAGTCTGTGCAAGTAGTCGAAAGGCAAAAAGCAGAAGCAGCCCAACGTCAAGAGCAGTTGACTCAGCAGTGGACAAGCATTAAGTCTACTATTGATAATGGCAAATTGAAGACATTTGAAATTCCTAGTGCGGATAAAAAGAAGTTTTACTCTTGGATGAGTGATGCAGTTGACAACCAAGGCCGCACACAGCGCCTGGTTGATAGAGAAGCAATGGATTTAGAAACGCAATTAGCGATTGAATATCTGGCTTGGAAAAAGCTGGACTTAAGCCGATTAGTAACGGCTACTCAGAATACTAAGAAAGCTCAGAATTTAAAGCAAAAATTACAGCAAACGCAGACTGCTAGTCGGCGTATGAAGGGCGGAGCTAACTCTGCTCAAAAGGCACCAAAGAAATTACCTTCATTGAAAGATCTTTTGTAACCCTTAATAATTAGTTTAAATCATGTCTGCTGACAACATTAAAAAGCTTCGTTTATACGAAGACACGTTCAACAGCTCCTCGATGACTGATGAG